AAAATAGTAAAGTTTAATGAACTATTTGATAATTATCAAAAAGATTATATTGTTGTTACATTTTTATCTATTTTAGATATGGCTAAAAATGAAGAAATTTTAATTAAACAAGAAGGTAATTTTAATACTTCTAGGTAGCCAATTTATCAGGGCAATAATGGCTATATGACTCTCTGCATTCGATGCATTTCTCAGTTGTTCGATCAGTATAAGTCTTTTTATTCGTACGATGAGGATCTCGCCGCAGAGCGTATTTGTCAAATGACAGATATGTTCTTCGATGAGATTGCATGGGGAGCATCTCGTAAAATAAGCTCGGAATCGAACCGTATGAATTCTTACGTTTCGAAGCTAAATCTTAAGCAGTCTAAAAATCGCGGCTCTACATATTCAGACACGCTTATAAATCGTTGGGAAGCGGCAGAAAAAGAGGCTGAGTATGAAGCCGAGATAATGAATAAAGACGCGCAGGAAGTTCTTGAGCCATCGCAGGTAGATCCTGCGATAGTGCGTCGTTTTGGCCTTGGCTTTGTAGATCGCGAGTATGATGTGTTGCAGGCTGAGTATGATAGTTGGGTTGAAAGATATGGCGAGCCTATTGATAAACGTCAGGACGAACTCTATATAACAATGTGTTACTTGAAGCTCAATCTGCAAAAGAGTCTTCAAAATGACTCCGCTGGTGTCGGCACGTTAGCGAACTCTTATAAAGGGTTTATTGAGGCTGCCACGACTGAGATTGAGGATCGTCGTAAACGCGAAGAGCAAGAGGTTGAACTCGACACGCTTGGAATGTGGGTGCGCGATATAGAGCAGTATGCTCCTGCCGAATTCTATAAGGACAAAAAGCTATATTTAGATTTCGACCATCTCAAAGAGTATGTGGTTCGCTTTATGGGCCGACCTTTGAAGAATTTACTAACCGGATCTAAGGAAATGGACGAGGAGTTTAGCTTGTCCGAATCGGAGGAATAGGTATGAAATACTCCGACCTTATGGACGAAAGACAGAAGGATGTTCATACTCATTTTTAGTCTACACATTATTTGAGTGATCCGGACCGTGTTGCAAACTTACTTGATTGGATTACTTTTTATAGACGTAACCCTTCAAGGTTTGTGCAACACTACTTTGGTCTCGTACTTCATTTGTATCAGCACATTATCCTATACTTAATGGACATATACCCAAGTATTTGTATTGTCGCCGCTCGATCCGCCGCAAAGTCATTTATCATTGCGATATACGCATGTAAGGAAGCGATTTTGCGACCTGGAGCACGCATTGTTGTGGCGTCTGCAACCAAAAAGCAAGCGCGACTTATTGTGTCTGAAAAGATACGAAAAGAGCTGATGCCTAGATCTGAGCTACTACAAGCAGAGATTGAAAGGTTTAAGGACAGCCAGAATGAAATTGAAGTAATTTTTCGTAATGGCAGCTCCATTATTGTTGTCGCAGCAAATGACAATGCTCGTGGATATCGTGCTACGGTTATGATTTATGAAGAGTTCCGCATGATTGCGAAAGAGATCATTGATACGGTCCTCTCCCCTTTTCTGTACGCTCGTCAGTTAAACTTCATGCAGTACAGTGAGTACGACTTTCTGCTAGAGGAGCCAAAGGAAATTTATATTAGCTCTGCATGGTATAAAAACCATTGGATGTGGGGCTTGATGAAAATTATAACTAAGGATATGCTGGATAGGGACTCGTCTGTTCTTATAGCGATGGATTACAGCATAACCTTAAAACATAAAATTAAGACAAGGAACTATCTTGTTAAGGAAAGAAAGAAACTTGACCCGATGAGCTGGGCTATCGAATATGAAAATTCTATGATGGCGGAAAATGCTCATGCTTATTTCACATATGAGATGTTGGACAAGAATAGGGTTTTGAAACGTGCATTCTATCCTCGCAAAAACGTTGACGTTCTTTCGCGTGCGCGGAGAAAGGATGTTTTACCAAAACAAGAGGGAGAGGTACGGATAATCTCTTGCGATATTGCAGTCGAAGGCGGAAGCAAGAACGATAACTCGGTATATTGTTGTCTTCGTTTATTACCAGAAAGCAAAGAGTATAAAATTACTGATAGAGACGGTGAACGTATTGAGATAAAACAAGGGTATCGCCGTCAGTTACTGTATATGGAAGCGCATAACGGTGCAGAAACATAGAAGCAGGCGATTAGGATAAAGCAGTTGTTTACCGATTTTGAAGCTGATTATTGCGTACTTGACACCCGCAATGCTGGTATTGGGATTTATGATTGTCTTGCAAAAGTTTTGTACGATGAAGATCGCAACATGGAATACAAGCCGTGGACTTGTATGAATGACCAAACTGTTGCGAACAGAATTGTTATTGCAGGTCAGGAACCGGTAGTGTTCTCTGTAAAAGCAAGTCTTGATTTGAATAGCCGTATTGCAATTTCTATGCGCTCAACATTGGATAGTCACATGATGGAGCTTCTGATAAATCATACAGAAGGTGCTGAAGAAGTTCAGAAGTTATACCCGGATTATGCGACCGCGGATGTTGAAGAACAACTTCGTTATGAAATGCCATATAGAGAAACTGCGGCGCTTATAAATGAAATGATAGCACTTGAATATACAGTTATGAATCAAACGGGCGCTATCAAAATTGAAGAGCGGTCTGGCGCAAGAAAGGACCGTTATACCTCTGTTTCTTACGGAAACTATTTTGCAGACCTACTTGAAAAGGATTTGTTTGCTGATTCCGGAGAGTATGAGTTTATGACATTATATAATTAAGGGGGTGACTGCTGAGTGGCAAACTTTTTTACAAATTTATTCCGGTCTGGCGAAACTGTTTCAGAAACAGAAGCTGTTATACCGGCCTCTGAGATGCGTGAGTTCAATACAGATATTGGCGCATCGTATATAAATATTGTTGGAGGAGCCTCTGCGCAAGGTGCGCCGTATTCTTATAAGGACATCACCCGCATGATGGCTGATCCTATGGGGAACATAAATTCTCTTCGAAAATGGTCGTTATGGGCGTACAACTCCAACGGAGCCATTTCGACTGCCATTGATAGCCTGTCTAGTCTTCACTCTCTTGAGTATGTAATAGGGACAAGTCAAAAGCGCAAAACAATTACAAAGGATAGCCGCAAAGAGAGCATCCAGAAAATGCACGATACCTTACGTGCGATTCGATATAAAGAAGTGATTCGAGATGGCATTTTTAAGGATGCTAATTATGGCATGTACGTTGCATATTTCGAGACAAGATCTGGAATGAAGAGCAAGAAGTATTCTTTGACAGATGCTGAAATTGGCAATATTACAGAGCTTAACTCGTCTGGTATGAACATCGCCATTATTCCGCTTCCAATTTCACATGTTCGCATTATTGGCCGCAGAAACAACTGCTACGAAGTAGCTTTTGATCTGCGGTATTTTGATGCATTTCTTGGGGAGGACTTGAAGCGAAAACTATCTGGGTTCCCGAAACAAATTCAAGAAGGGTACGCAAAAAAGCAAAAGGGGCAACTTGAGAACAATGCCTGCTGGTTACGGCTTGATTGGAAGAAAACGATTGTTACCAAGATTAAAAGCAGTATCAATGATCCGTACGGTATACCGTTTGCGGTGGCAGCTTTGGATGATGTTGACTACGCAAAATATTTTATCAATACAAAACGTAGGGTGCTTGATGCTGTAAACAATCAGGTTTATTACGAAACGTTCCCGGAGGGCGAAAAGAAAGGTGTTTCGGCTCTAACGCAAAAGCAACAAAAGGATCAACACGATACGGTAAAGTCTGCTTTGACACAGAGGACTAACCCCAATGGCATTTCCTTCTTCTCTTTAGCCGCTGGAACAAAAATGGATAGTCTTCCAGTTGATATTTCTTTGCTTGATGAAGAAAATGAAAACTCTATAAAAGAAGATGTAAATAAGGATATTGGTGTAGGCGCTGCCGCATTGAATGGCAGTGCGTCTGGCAACTATGCTACAGCGACTTTGAACCTGGAAGTTGTCTCAAACAAGGTTTTTTCATGGATTGAAGCCATCGTTGAGGAGCTAAATAAGTGTATCAATTACAATGTTATTCGCAATGGAGATTTCAGAGTTGATTTTCATGTATTGCCAATCACCTTTATCAATCGAGAAAAACAGGTAAAAATTCTGTCTGATTTATATGCTCGCGGTAAGGGTAGCTTGCTTGCATGGGTGGCGGCTTCTGGCTTTAATACAGAAGTCTATATGTCCTTACTTGATTACGAGTTGGAAGAAGATTTTGAGAACAAGTATCCTGTCCACAAAACATCCTTTACGGTTACAGGGAAAGATGCTCCCGATTAGGATGTTGACCACAACACTGGTGGCGACAGTGCAAATCCAAGCACTGCGTCTACAATATCTAATAACGGAAATGCAAGTCCGTCTCCATCAGATGAGTAAGGAGGTGAGATTGCATGAGAGATAGTTTACCAGTGTGCGAAATATCTGCTGCTTCGTCTGTGAACGGTCGTCGCCCTATCAAGGCGATTTTGCATGAAATTCACAGCGACGAAACTTGTTTTCAGCATAATGGTATTTCATGGAGTGAGGAATTCACAAAAAACAATATGGCATCGGTCGTTGGTATGTCAATCGTCGCAGAATTTTTGAGCGACGATCGGGACACTCCGTATGGACATGGCATGACTGAAATCCGAGACAATCTACCATTGTTTGAGGATGCTACTATGGTCGGAAGTTTTCATAAAGCCTACATAGACGACGTGGAGGTTTGCGGCCAAACTAAACGTGCGCTCATCGCAGAGGGAACTTTGGATGAGATGCGTTACCCAAAGTTTGTTGGGTGGTTGCGAAATCAGCTCGAAACTTCCAGTGCGGAAGGATCTGTTGAGATCGTTGGAAAACCCGAACACGATGGGCGCATTATTTACTCCAATGGTTGGAAACCAGAGGGGCGTATTCCGCAAATTTATGATTACAGCGGATATGCAATTCTGAGTATTCCTCCAGCAGACGATGCCGCAGTCGTCATGGAGTTAAATAATAAAATTGATAATCCGTATAAGGAGGAAGACAAAATGGACGAGAAGATTTTGGCTGAAATCAAGTCCGCACTTGTCGAGGCAGTCGTTGACGCTTCTAATAAATCTGAAGAGCATCAGACCGAAGTAAATACTTTGAATGACAAGATTGCTGATTTGGAGGCCTCTCTGTCTGCTAAAAATGTAGAGATCGAGGAAAAGAATAATGAAATTGCTTCCTTGAATGCTACTATCGAACAATATAAAGCAGATATTGAGGATAAGGATGCCAAGATTGCTGAGGCTAATACCGCAGCAGAACAGGCAAAGAAAGATAGTGCAAAGGCAGAGTTGAACTCTCTGTTGGAGAATTACTCTGACGACGAAAAGGCTGTTGCCAAGGATGATATCGACGCTTTTATGGCTGATCCTGGTTGTGTTGAAATCAACAGCATTATTGGTAAGATTTGCACTGAAATGGTCCGCAAGTCTCGCGAGAACGAGGATACAAAGCTGGACATTTTTAGCATGGTCGATGGCGGGGATAATTCCGGCGACGACGTGAATGTTTTTTAAGGAGGGGTAAGAAATGAAATACAAGACTATTGGCGCATTTAAGAGCGTCCAAAATATTCCCTACTGCAAGGCTGCAGTCGATATGAAGGTCGGCATGGGTGTCATGCTGGATCGTGTGAACGAGCTGGCAAATCTGCCTGCTTCTGAGGATGAGGCTAAGGCTTGTCATTACATCGTTACTAACATCAACGATAAACCTGAGATTCATCTGTCTTCTGGACTGGGCGCAGTTCTGAAGGATGAGTATGTTCGCGCAGATGATCTGACTACTGTTGCTAACCTGGAGATTGAGTTTGGTGCTTCTGAAATCACCACTGAGTACGAATCTCTGGCTGCTGGCGACAAGCTAGTGTTTGGCACAGACGGTAAGCCTGTCAAGGCAGATGCAGTTGATGGTTACAAGGTTTACTTTGAGATCATTGACGCTCGCGTCGCATATATGGATCGCGGCGTTCGCGCAAAAATTTGCGTGCAGTAATTTTGAAAGGAGGAATAGGCAATGAGCTTTTATGAATTGAATACTGTCAACAACGTTTTGGATGCTGACAATGGCCGTATCACCGCTAAGTCACCTATCGTCGAGGTGTTTTCTGCTATGGTGTCTGGTAAGGACCCTAAAGTAAACGGTAAGGTTAAGGATAAGGCTATCGAGACTATTGGTGAGATGGCGTCTAAGGCTATGGCTGGAGATCCCGTGGCAATTAGTGAGATCAATACTATTATCCGTTTTTAGATCGAGCCTAAGTTGCTGGAGGGTTTGAAGATCTTTGACTTTATGGGTTCCTATCGTCAGATCGGCTATCACGAGCACCCCATGGTCAAGACCTATAAGTACGAGGATATTGATGCTCGCTTCCAGGCTTCTAGCGGTGACGTACCCTTCGGAGCTTACAGCTTCACTGAGTACCCCATTGCAACTCAGACCATTTCTTCTGGTTTTGCAGTTGATTATCGTGAGTTGCAGTCTGGCAACTTTGATGGTAATGTCGCTGAGGCAATGAATCAGGTACAGATTGACATGCAGAACAAGGCTGTCTACTTTGCCATCGCAAAGCTGTATCAGGGCCTGAAGGATGCAAAGGGCGTCAAGCATTTCGCTGAGTCTGCTGGTATTGTCCAGGCTGGTGTTGATGATATGCTAAAGCAGATGCGTCGCTATGGCAAGGTTGCTATTTGTGGCGACTATTCTGTGGTTTCACAGTTTAATGACTTCGCTGGCTATAAGACCTTTGGCGAGAATGCTATTCCTTTTGGCGCAGATTCAGTTGCAGATGAGATTCGCAAGACTGGTCTTCTGAGTTTCTATAACGGTTCTAACATTGTTGAGCTGCCTAATGCTATTAACTGGACAAAGCTGAATAAGGAAGGAACCGGCTATGATCTGTATATGCCACAGGGTCTGCTGTTCTTTATTCCTAAGGGTAATACTATGCCCTTCCAGATCTTCCTGCGTGGTGGCATGACCTCCATGACTGGCTCCGATGTTGTGACCCGTCAGCAACTGACCCGTTTCGATATGGAAATAGGCGCAGACTTGGCAAAGGGTAATGAGCATATGGTCGGCCTGATGTCTGACACAAACTTTGAGGTTCCATCACTCTAATTTTAATCTAAAAGCGGGGAGAGGTGTTGCCTCTCCCCAATCTATATCTAAAGGAGAATTATTTATTCATGGCAACAAACAACGTGCTAATCAATAATCTGTGTAACTGGCCGCTATACATTCCTCGCAGAACAGGTGTTGTTGTTGGTAATGGTGCAGGGATAACCATTCCCGCTAACGCTAAACGCTTCCCTCTGCTGACCTTTGATGAAGTTCAGGCTCAGATTCAGTGGGATAACAAGATGTTTACTGGGACGGACGGCCTTGGCAATCATGCACGTATTCAGATTATCGACGAAGAGCAGCGCAGACAACTGTTTGGCTTGGATGGAGTCGAGGATATAAAAGACCCTGTCCTACTTGATGCTGATGCTGTACGGGCACTTCTTGCTATTCGCGGAAAGGCAAAGTTTAACGAACGTCTAAATGAGTTAGTAAAAACAGACGCAGAAAAGAAGCGTTTGGTTGAACTGGCATTTTCTGTTGGTGCCGAAGAGGCCGAAACTTGGAAGGTAGACGCACTACGTCAACTGTCTGAAACTGCGGTCCTTTAACTATTGAGAGGAGCGTGGCAAATGGCAACGACATTTTTCGACATTCAAACATTATTTCACACGATGCCACAAACAAAGTTTGAGATAGATGAACGGTTGGAGATGAAATTCTTGCTGATCGCTATTGCTGATTATGAGCTAAACATCGGATGTGATCTTGGGTATGACGAAGTAACACTGAGCTTTTCAAGCGAACTTAGCTTGTCTATTTGCCGCACTCTAGCTCAAATGATGTATACACAATATTTGCAAAGAGAACTGAGTCGAGTAATGGCACTCAATGGCGTTTATGGTAAAGACATTACTGTTACCGGTCAAGACGCAACAAAGAGAGTGACAAAACAAGAGTTGGATTCTCAACTTGCGCTTGTGGAAACATTATTACATCGACAGAAGAATCACTCTTATAATTGATGGGTGGTGGGCATATGTCTGAAATATCTAAATAGTGGTATCTTATGTCCAAACCCTTATATAACAGCGGGTTCGAGGATGACGAGTTTTATGCGTACGGCGTAGATGGCTTTAACGAGGTTCTATATTCCTTCTTGGGAGAGTACGTGAGTGTCTATGAAAAACGAATCTATACAAAGCCTAAGAAGGTTAGAGCGATTATTCAGAATGTTACGTCAGATGTTATTACGAGTAGTTACATTCGACAAATCTTATGTAATGTAGGATTTTTAAGATGCGGACAATATATCAAGATTGGGTCTGAGTATTGGATTGTTAGCTAGTTACCAGATAACAATGGAATCTACGAAAAAGCCATTCTTTGGAAGTGTAAATACTTCATCCGTTTTGTGTCTCCACTGACTGGGAATGTTGTAGAGTATCCAACCTATAGCTACAACAGCACGCAGTACGGAACGGGAGAGCTGGTACGAACCAATATATCAGTTGGCGAGTCTCAGCACTTGTTGTATGTTCCATATAACGATGAGACTGTTTTGGTAGATGACCATTTTAGATTCATTATGGATCGAAACAAGCAAAATCCGACCGTATTCCGTATAACACAGGTAGATACAACATCTTACGCTGTTGGAGGCGAAAACGAAGATGGTTTGCTTCAATGGAGTATTTTGCAAACACAATTCAACGAGGAAACGGACAACAAGGAGTTAATGGTCGCAGATTATTACGCTTCGAAGTCTGGAGGATCGTAGGAGGTTGCAGACAGCAATTATCGTATCGAACTTATTGACGAGGATGGAGATTTTGTTGCTCCAATCGGCACAACGAAGCGGCTGTCGTTTAAGTTCTATAAGGGGAACGTTCAAAGCGATAGCGCGTTTCCTTGCCAAGTTGATATTGTGCAAGACGGAAGTATTGTTACTGTTGTTCGGCAGGAAGACGACCATATCGTTCTTATGCCAACATATAGCTATGGAAATCTTGGAAAGCGATTTGTAGTACGCGTAAACTGCCCAACTTACGCTTGTTCCGCAAGCGCTGAAATTCAAATCGTTAATTAACTGCGGAGGTGCTAATGTCTCATTTTGCTTCGATAACAGAGCAGAAGAGAAAACTGCGAGAAAAACTGCTTCAAAATCAAACGATTGTAAATTTGCTGACGAACACAAGTAACAACATCGTGGATTTTGAAGATGTAACTCTTGGCAGTAGAAGCCCTGCTGCCAAGTTGGTTAAAACACATTTTTATGTTCCCGGAACTACGACTGTGGATAAAAATTTTATTGCTATGCGTAGTAGGATTCTGTATACAGACAGCAACGTGATAAAGGAAGTTGGTTTGGTCGTGTATGTTATCTGCAATGACGATCAGATAGATTTAATCCAAGGCTCACGGGCTGATTTGTTGGCAGATGAAGTCGATAAGATTTTGAATAACGGGGACGATATTTTTGGATACGGTGGTATCAAAATAGGACGAGCCGAAGAGGTTCGATTCATCGAAGGGTATAGTGGATGGGAAATTCCATTCTCGACTTTTGAAATAAATCGAAGGGCGGACCTGATGTGACGGACATTCTTGGGATTCAGAGAAAACGATTCTACCCTATCAATGAACATATTGAAATACGACATGTCACTTTGGAGGAAATTATGTAGTATGGCGAATAGCGGTACTATACTCTTCTAAATGAGATATGTTCTACACCGGCGGATCAAAAGGTCCGCATCTGGGATGCGATGCAAAAATATTGGGACGAGATTGATGAATACGAACTATTTCTTGCGACATTTATGAGTATAAAGGATGAAGACCTAACAATCTTCTTCCCTACTCTGGACACGTCTTCATTCAAGGAAAGGTTCAACCCAGATACTGGGGAGTTTGTAATATGTAATGATAACGGAGTCGTTATTGATCGAGCTGTCCATGTTCTCATCACAGATCATCTGAGATTTTTGCATTCGCTTACTAAAAATACAGACGTAGGCTATGACAAGTATACAAAGGACATAATGATTGAGGATGACCGGGATGCGTTGGCTGCGGCGCGGCGCAAACCATATCAATCTCATCTTTGGCCTATTATTTCATCTATGACGAACTGCGTTGAATTCAAGTATCGTTACGATGATGTGTGGACTTTGCCTATTGGTGTTTTTATGGACGCGGTAAGGCGCGTCAACAAACAAAAAGACTATAACCACATTATGCTAGGTGTCTACACCGGGAATGTGGATAGTAAGAAAATAAGAAAAAAAGAACTTGATTGGATGGGAGAGCTTTAAGCCCTCTCATTGTTATTGTTCTAATAAAGAAAGGAAGATGTAATATGGCACTACCTGCTAATGAATTCGTTATTGATAGAGTTCGTCGTGTTACTGAAATCAACTTGAGTGACGATGTAGTTAACTGGACTGCAACTCAAATTGAAAGTCCATAGGTTGAGTTCACCGGCGAGTCTATTGATAAGACCGACGCTCGCGGCACTTTGATTGCTCGCTTTGACACCACCAAGGGTGTCACCTTCTCCGCCGAGAACTCTCTGCTGTCTGCACCTCTGATGGCTTCTCAGCTTGGCTCTGATGTTGAAGGAGGTGACGGAACGATCGAGGTTGAAGGTGAAACGTTCGAGATTGTCACCGTTACTCCTGCGGTTGTTGGAGAATAGGGCGTTGAAACCAAAGCAGCTACTGCTGAGCTGAGATACGCACCCACCGTGGCCCCTGCTTATGTTTATGTTCTT